GTTTGTTGTCAAACATTGCGACGATGTCGCAGGGATTTGGAGAGTTTAAGACCTTGATTATTAATTAAATAGTAATTTATTAAGGTTTTTTAGCTTTTCGGTTTTTTTTGGCTTCTATAGCTTTTTAGTTCGCGTATTTATCAATAACTTTTTTATGCGCACAATATGTATTTTCTATACAGATTGCTGTAATGCCTCACTTTTTTTATGTCCTTTTCTCTCCCTCATTTTTTATGGAAATTTGTATCGTAAAGTTATAACTATGGTAGAAATAAGATTTCCAAATTCAGGATTAAGCGCAGAGTATGGCGATATTATATTCAGCAGTGTAACCGGTTATGTACTGGCTACTGTCTCTGTTGGAGGTAATCCTGTTTTGGAAGAAAAATACATACCGGATCCGGATGGTGTGATTCGAATAATGGGCATTGGAGAGCTGGCAATGGTTTACTTTTCTTCAAATAATTTTGAAGCTGCAAATGGTATTGATGGTGAAGCTATTGTTGTCACGGTTTCTCTACTTGAAAAGGATGCTCTTGCACCGGTAGTGAAAAATGTCACTATTTTCCCATGCGTTGTTGATTTTTCGGGATCGCTTCCGGCAGATACGTTTTTGAGTATCCCGCTATCGAGATCGATTAATAAAACTACTGCCTTCGGCCGAAAGGAATGGATATCGTTTTATGGTGGATCCACAGTGCAATTATACGCTGCTTATCGTGGAACGACGTCTGACCTTTCACAAACGGTTGAGTTTGCTACTCTTGCAAATGCTGCTAAGTTTTACCGACTTAATGTTTCGCCTGCAGTAATCGCCACTGCTATAGGTTGCAATGAAACGGATCTGATCTATTATAACTTATATACGTCGGTAGAGTCAATTATTCGCTTCACAATGGATGACCGAAATTATCCGGATCAGAAAACATTTGTGTTCCGGAACTGCTTCGGCGCTCAGGAGTCATTTACTTGCATAGGCGATGAGAGACCAGATCGGAAATGGACACGTAGCTTTGGAACAATACAAAAGAAGCGTGTAAGTATTAGTCGGGATCTTGATAATAAAATGACTGTTTCGAGTGGATATATATCGGATGAAGATGTAGAGGTTTTAGAAGATTTACTTAACTCTGATCAGGTTTGTTTGCTAGATCAACATGGATTTCAGGATATAGTTATTACGGATGAGAGCTTCAGCTTTGTTGATAGATCGGATGAACTGAAAGAAGTAAGCTTTAGTTATCGGTTTGCACAAAGTAATCAGTTTAAAACCAGCTATAAGGCATTTGCTAAACCAAGGATATTCACTCACCAATTTGATGATAGTTTCAACTAATGGCACAAAGACCTACAAAAATACGGAGGAACTTGATGCTCAAAGAACTTGACATTAAATGGCTTCCGAATGGAAATAGAATGATATTCAATATCAAGTTTGTAGATAAATCGGGTAAAGTTCGTTTCTTTCCACTAGCTGTCTGCAGGGGATTGAGATATAATATGAGTATAGCGCGCCAACGTGGTATTCAACCCTGTAAAGAGAATGGTGATTTACTGGATCATGTTTATCCGGTTGGGATTGATAATATTTTGCAATACAATGGAATGGAAGTAATTCTTTAAATATATGGATATAATTTACAATAAAAAGGGTACGCCCCTGATGGTATCGTCTACCAGTTATTTTGCTGTTACCAATGGTGCTCCTCAGGGTATTACTCCGGAGGAAAAAAAGGCTTTGATTAAAGTCGTTGATACAAAGATAGATCAAGACTTTACATCCATTGAAGGTAAAAAATTACTTTCGTGGGGATCAAACAATGATTTTCCGCAATGGGCTGATAAGATTATCAGTTCTACCAGCGTATTAAACTCCGGGCTAAAGTTTATCCGTAATTTTACTATTGGTCAAGGAATTTATGCTGCTCAGGTAGACGGATTCGACGCTGATGGGAATGAGGTCCTTTCGCCATATAAAGATCCTGCAGTTCAGCAGTTGCTTTACAGCAAACGCCGAATGTTCCGTAACTATATGGAAAATTGTGGACGTGATTACTTTAAATTTGGTGCTGCAGCTGTGCAGTTGATCCCCAACGGTGATGGTAGTCAGATCGTAGGGCTTAATACCGTAAATGCTTACTTCTGGCGCCTTACGCAACGTGATACAAATGCATTTGAACAGTTGGTTGTATCGGGTAAGTTTCCGGATACACCTGGTAAAGAAGATTTTTCTTTTTTCGATGTGTTGCTTGAGTATGATCCTGATATGGATCTGGACATTCGCCGGTACGAAAAAAAGAACCTTCAGAACATGATTATGATGGTTCGTGACAGCTGGAGTAATCGTGATACGTATTCTGAACCTATATGGTTGAGTGCTTATCTGGCCGGTTGGATTGATATTGCTAAGTCGGTACCCGCTTACCTGAAGAAAGTGTATAAAAATCAAGCGACTTGGAAGTGGCACATACAGATCCCTTATTCATTTTGGGATAAGAAATTCCCTGAAGGTGACTTTGAAAAGCCGGAAGATCGTATGGCCGCCATTGACCTGTATATGGAGGATATTGAGCAAAACCTACTTGGTCAGGAGAATGCAGAAAAGCCTTTGTTTACTCACTACTCGGTAAATGATCAGGGTAAGGTAGAGGAAGAATGGAAAATTACAGCATTGGATAATAAATCGAAAGAAGGTGATAAGCTTGTGACCAGTGCAGCTGCAAACTCTGAAATTATGTTTGCCCTGATGATTAACCCCAACGTACTTGGTGCCGGTATGCCCGGAGGAACATATGCCGGTAATCAGGGAGGTTCGAATATACGTGAGGCATTTTTGGTCAATATTGCAAACGCCTGGGTAGACCGTCAGAACCTACTGGATCCAATCCAAACAATGCTCAGGTATAATGGCTATCCTGACGTTGAACTCAGGTACAGGAATACAATACTGGTTACCCTGGATCATGGAAGCGGAACACAGAAAAATTTGGCATAAACCCACTACCCCCTAAAGTGGTAATGATAATTTTGTTTTAAAGAATATAGGGACTGGCGAAAACCTTTAAAAGAGTAGCCAATATATAAATACATAAATAAATGAAAACAGCAGTAAAAAAAACTGAAGATTGGGCAAATTTTATTTTGCGCAGAATTGAAAATTGTGTTGAAACAGACACGATGCTTGGAGGTTTCTACTCTTACATTGAAAAAGAGAAAAGCCCAGAAGCATTTAGTGAAACAACGAAAGAATGGGATGATGATGATTTGAAAGATTGCTATGCAGTAATAACATTTTTTGAAGAATCATTTATGCCGTTGTACTTAGGTTCAAGTTACTATGTAATGACAGATACTGGAGGAACTGTAGCAAATAGAACCAAAAAGTAGATAAGAATTTTTATACTTCGTAATTTTGTTTTAAATGGTTATTTTGATAAGCTGCCTGGACTGTGAAGTTCGGCAGCTTTATTTTTATTAATAATTTCATATCTTTGTAGAGTGAAATCTAACATTGCATGTCATGGGAAAAACAAATATTTCTTCTGTTATTAGTGAGCTTGAAAAACTCGTTTCTGAAAAGTACCTGATAATTACTCCTGATAAATATGTAGCAGTTATCATTGATGGCCTTTGGAACCGGTTTGATACTGCAGAAAAGCAACATACACTATTGCGTAACTTATTGCTGTATTGCAAACTTAAAAATGCTTATTCCGGATCAGATGCAAGCGTTCTGCCTAAGCTTCAGCTAGTGGTAAAGAATGAAGCTAAGATTGTTTCTATGTATGAGTTACATAAGGGTGAAGTGAAATTTATTAATTATTGAAATTATATGCAGTATGAAATTGAGTATTTAGGAGGCCATCCAGAATGGGGTAAACCTCAAAACGTAAATCTAACTATAAATAAAATTAGAGGTTATATAGATTTGGATCCGCGTGGATTTCTAGTTATGGGTAAAGGAATAAGAATCCATAAAGAGAATATTTTAAATGTTTCTTTTGAAAATATTGGAAGTCGTTCAGTAGGGAAAACCGTAGCAGGTGCTTTGGTTGGTGGAGCTTTGACAGGTGGTATTGGATTCCTTGTAGGTGGTGCTATTGGAGCCAATAAGAAAAACTTATCTGAATTATTTCTTGTTATAAAATACAAGGAAAGAGAATTGACTGTTATTTTAAAGACAGGTAAAAATACTGAAAAAATATATTCTGAGATTAATTCCCTATTTATTTGAAAATATTATTAATTATTTATTGCCAATTCGAAAACTATTCTGATATTTGCAGAGCTAAAACAGATTGAACATGAGCAACTGAAAATGTTGCCCAATTTTTTAGGGCTTTTTTTATGCCCAAACCGTACAGATATTTAAGACTGGCGGCTGTATTATTTTCCACTTGTTACTTTTGTGAGCTTGCTCATGTAGTATCTGTTTTAGCGAACACGGGAAATGTACAGCCGCTTCTCTGTACATAAAAAACGCTAAAACAGATACAAAATGAACAATTACACTATCCGCAGGACCCGTCTTGCAAAACCAGTAAAAGGTATTCTTCCAGTAGAGCCTGTAGAACTTATAATTCCACAAGCGGTAGAACTAAGTAAAATAACGAATAGCGAAACGGCTATTGAGTATCTTGATCAATTTATTCGTGAAGCGCGTAAAGAAATCCGTAAGCGTGAGGAACTTACTTTAAAAGGTAAGTTTAAAGACACTAACTGTGATTCAGTTTCATTTTTATGTGGTGATTTGAGTATATCAATTAATTTTACAGGAGGGATACAATCATGAGCGCAAGAAGAATAGGTTTTAGATCATACGGAGACGATGACCAGGAACCGGAAGAAGTAAAGAAAAAAGACACTCGTTTTTTGGACTTTATACATGCTAATTATTCTACTGAAGGTGATGTGGAAGATATGGAGTTTAGAACGGCCACGGAACTGCAGTACGAACTAAATGAGATAATGTATGTTTCTACCATTAAAATAAATGATACGCTCAAGGAGCTTGGTTTTGGTACTAAGTTTATTGAAGGTGTACCGAATTGGGTTTTGTATAAAAAGTAAACCATTAATAAATACTAAAATGATGAATGTATTTGAGCTCGAAAGCTATATAGATAGAAAAACGAAGGTCATAACAAGGCGATTCATAGACCTTACATCATATAATAAGCAAAAAGACTTCTTTAAATTCAAAAACCCTCAAGTAGGTGCATCACACATTTTGAAATACGATAAATGGTATGCCTGGACTGGTGAAGACTACATTGAATCAAATGATACTTTCAACGTAGTAGAATCAATAGAACGTTTAAATTAGGTACAAAAAAAGGTGAGCAGATCTGCTCGCCTTTTTTTGTGTCCTTTTCTCTCCCCATTTTATTGCTGAATTTTGTATCATAAAATTACAGCAATATGATATTCTCTGCAAGTAAATGGAACAAAGGCGGTGAGATCCGCCCAATAATAAGTGTATCAGCTGATACTGCTTTCTCTCAAATGGAAGCTCCGCTTCGGAATGGATTCGAAACATATATCCGTCCGGTACTGGGTGAAGAAACGGCTAACGAACTAATAGGGTTCTATGCTGACGCAACTAAGTCTAACGAGCAAATACGCTTTATCTATCTGGCGCAACGTGCCAATGCATTCCTGTCGTTTTGGAGCAACTTCGACGAGCTGAACGTAACTATCGATGATTCGGGTATGCACCGTCAGGAATCGGCCGATAAAAAAACAATGTACAAGTACCAGGAACAAACATTGAAAAACGGTTGGCGCGAAAAAGGCTTTAATGCTATTGACGAAATGCTTTCGTACCTGGAAGCGAATGCTACCACCTTCACCACCTTTGCCGGATCTGCGAACTTTACCCGACAAAAATCTGAAATAGTACGCGGCACACAGGATATGGACGATAATTATTTTATTGGCCGTAGCCGGATTATATTCCTGAGACTTCGCCCACATTTCCGAATTGTGGAGCAAACGATCATAGCAGCTCGCTTGGGGTCGATATATGATGACCTGAAGGCGGAACTGGGCGAAGATACTCCAGCTGAAAAATTTATCAAACTTCGAAATGCTCTTATACCGGTGATTGTGCACTATGGCGTTTCTCGCCTGATACGTGAAACCGGAGCATTGACCGACAAAGGGCTATTTTTCGAGGCATTGAGAAATACGGATGATTCGGTTTACTCGTCACCGGTGGCAGATAACCGGTTAGAGATGCAGGCTACCATGGCCGAGGGTGATGCGATAAGTTATTGGAAACTTGCCGAAAAAATACTGAAGGCAGATTTTGGAGTGACCACCACTACCAGCAGAACACCAAAGGTGAATAATGCTGATAAAAAAGCATTCTGGGCATGAAAACACTTGAGCTAGACTATACCCGCCTATTTTTCTTCCGGAAACGAGTAACGATACAGGTACCTGAGAAATGGAGTGATTTGAAGTCGCGCCAGTTCTCGGCATGTGCCGGCATTTATCTACAACCAATGAACGATGTAGATTTCTGCAGTACCTTTTTTGGAATCAGAAAAAAAGTACTTAATAAACTGAGCAAATTTGAATTATACAAACTTACTGAGTTGACAGAGTTTGCTGTGAATCCAAACGGATCCGTCAATTTCTTTTTTATGGATGAGATACCAGGAACGCAGCTGCAGTCTCCACGTCCACGCTTGAGTAATATCACTATTG